ACCGCATCTACACCCGCTCCTGCGATGGAAGAACAAACTCCCAACCTGGAGGTGATCCGGTCGGAGGCCAAAAAGGCCGAGAAAGACCGCGTTGCCGCCATCAACGCCCTCGGTGTTCAGCACCGTATGGCTGACCTTGCACAAGAACTTGTCGATGGGGACAACTCCATCGACGAGGCCCGTGCCGCATTCCTCGAAAAAATCGGAACCCGCCAAGTGGAACAACCTATTCGTTCTGCCGATGTCACCTCGAACGATGTCGGTCTGTCCCAGAAGGAAGTCAAGCGCTTCAGCTTCATTCGCGCTCTGAACTATCTGGCCAACCCCGGCGATCAAAGCGCTCGCCGTCAGGCTGAGTTTGAGATCGAGGTGGGCAACGCTGCTGCTAAGCAGTACGAGCGTTCCTCTAACGGCATTGTGGTGCCCAACGAGGTCCTTCGTCGTGACCTGAACGTTGGTACTGCCACTGCTGGCGGCAACCTTGTTGACGATGTGCTGCTTTCTGGCAGCTTCATCGAACTGCTCCGGAACCGTCTTGCACTGGCCAACGCCGGCATGACCACCCTGAGCGGAATCAACGGCAACATCTCAATTCCTAAGCAGGGTTCTAGCGCCACTGCTTACTGGGTTGGTGAGGGTGCATCTCCGACCGAGTCTCAGCAAACCATCGAGCAGGTCAACCTGAGCCCCAAAACTTGTGGTGCTTTTGTTGACTACTCCCGCAAGTTGCTGCTGCAATCCAGCATCGACGTTGAGGCAATGGTCCGTGACGACTTGGCCCGCGTAATTGCTCTTGAGCTTGACCGTGTTGGTCTGAACGGCTCTGGCTCTTCCAACCAGCCTCTGGGCATCATCAATACCACTGGTATCGGCACCCAGTCCCTGACCAGCTTCGGCACCTTCGAGGAGTACATCGGTATGGAGACCGATGTTGCTGCAGCTAACGCTGATGCCGGCAGCCTGCGCTACATCATCAACGCATCTGCTCGCGGCGCTCTGAAGAGCACCAAGAAAGATGCTGGTAGCGGCGATTTCGTTTTTGAAAACAACGAAATCAATGGTTACCCCGTAACCGTTTCAAACCAGCTGGGTGCCAACGATGCACTGTTCGGCGACTTCTCCATGCTGATCATGGCCATGTGGTCTGGTCTGGATCTGACTGTTGATCCTTATGCAGGAGCCACTGCTGGCACTGTCCGCATCATTGCTCTGCAAGATGTTGACTTTGCTGTTAAGCAGCCTGGCGCCTTCTGCTACGCCACCTGATACTGGTGACTGCTTACATCGTTCTGACTGATGAAGGTTGAAATCCTGAGGCCAGTAATGATTTCCGGTGAGCCTGCGAAAGCGGGCTCCATTTTGGAAGTCGAGAACAGTGACGCAGTGACCCTTATTGGTCTTGGCAAAGCTGTTGAATACAAAGAGGAAGCGGCCCCCTCTTGCCCACCTAAAAAACCACCTACCAAGAGGACTAAGGCATGAGCATCGGCAACACTCGACGGACTTTGACCGTCTTGTCGTTTGCGCCTAACGACGTTGTCACTGCGACTGGCAACAAAACAGGCGTTGACCTTCTGGACTATGAAGGTGACATCACCATGACTCTTGACGCCGAGGCTGGCGGTTCAGGCGTCACCTATGCCGTTAAGGTGCAGGACTCTTCTGACAACAGCACTTTTGGTGATGTGTCTGGTGCAGCGTTCACCACTACTAGTGCAGATACTGCTCTTGTAGAGACTCTTACGGTTAACACCGACGAGATCAAGCGCTACGCCCGCGTTGTTATCACCGTCGCTGGTGGTACTGGCGCTGGTGCAGTCAGCGTCACCGCTCTAGGACGCAAGAAGTACAACTGATCCTTGATCGTGGCCCCCGGACATCCGGGGGCTTTTTCATATGGCACTTTTGTTTACTGAAGACCTCAACGCCTTTTTCGACACGCCGGGTTTCACGGTGCCTGTTGTCTCTGGCGAAGTGACTAGCGTTGGGTTCTTCGACTCTCCCACGGAAACCGTTGCAGATGGTCTGGTTTTGACGACTGATTTTTCCGTGCTTGTAATGACGGAAAAATTCTCATCACTGAAAGCTGGCGATGAGATCACAGTTGACAGCGTTGTCTACCTAGTAAGAGAGCCAATGCTGCTTGATGACGGAAAGATCACTCGCGTGTTCATGGAGAAGGTTTGATCCATGAACAAGGAGACCTATGAAAACTGGGTCAAGATCAAACAGATGCTAGAGGCGTCGGGCAAGACTGATTCCTTCTTTTACAAGCGTGCAGCGTATATCGTGCAGAATGGACGTGATCCTGGGCTAGGCATATGACGACTAAGCGCGAGAACATCCTTGCAACCATCAAAACTACGTTGGCGAACACAACTGGCGTAGGCACCAGAATTTATCGGAGCAGGGTCGAACCACTTAGTCGTGGAGAGTCTCCAGCAATCGTGATTGAGCCAGTCTCTGACGATGCAGCTCAGAGTACAAGCTTGCCTACGCTCGACTGGACTCTTCGTGTTCGTGTTTTAGTCATTGAGCGTGCAAACGTCCCGGATCAAGCTGCGGATGACACGATTGAGTCTTTGCACAGCAAAATTATGTCCGACCTTACTTTGGGCGGATATGCCATTGATGTACAACCTGTTAGGACTGAGTTCGAGTTCATTGAGGCTGATCAGCCATTAGGGATTATTTCCAATGAATTTGAAATCTCATATCGCACTCAAGTGGCTGATCTAACTCAGTGATGAGTTAGCGATACGCTAAACCTAAGCATGCCCCCCACTTACCATGTTGGATGAACACAGTGGTCTTGGTGGGAGCTACCTCCTCGATCCTGAAACAGGCGTACGCACTTTGATTTCGCGGACGCAACCACCACAACCATCACAGGAAACATCCGATGGCACTGCTACTCCGCAAACGCCTGATCCTGATAGAGACGGAGTCGACCTACGGAACCGACCCAACTCCAACAGGAGCGGACGCCGTACTCGTAAAGGATCTAAGCATCACGCCTCAAAGCAGTGATGTCGTCAGTCGTGAGTTGATTCGCCCTTATCTGGGTGCGTCTCAACAACTGCTTGCAAACACTCGCGTCGAATGCACCTTCAGCGTTGAGTTGGCTGGTTCTGGTACAGCTGGCACTGCGCCTCAATATGGCAAAGCTCTTAAAGCTTGCGGCCTCTCAGAGACGATCGTTGCCAACACAAGCGTCAAGTACGAGCCAGTCAGTGCTGCGTTTGAGTCAGTCACCATCCACTACAACATCGATGGTGTTCGCCATAAGATGACTGGCTGCAGAGGCAGTGTTGCGATCACTGCCAATGTCGGCGAGATCCCGTCGCTGGACTTTACGTTCACGGGTATTTACAACGCGCCTGACGACAGCGCGATGCCGACACCAACCTATGCAAACCAGGCTGATCCGCTGCTGTTTAAGAACGGCAACACCACCAGCTTCCAGCTGTTGTCCTATGCCGGATCGCTGCAAAGCTTCTCCTTTGAGCTAGGCAACTCGATTGTCTATCGCGAGCTGATTGGTGCTGGCAAGGAGGTGCTGATCACTGATCGTGCCGCTACTGGTTCAGTGTCAGTCGAGGCTGTCTTGATGGCAACAAAGGACTATTTCGCATCAGCCGTTGATGACGACGCTGCTTTGGGCAACTTACAGTTCACTCACGGTGGGACGGCCGGCAACATCGTTCAGTTCACCTCTAGCAAGGTGGACATTGGCGATGTGTCTTACGGCGATTCTGACGGCATCGCGATGCTGGAGATCCCGTACACCTGCGTGCCAGATTCTGCGGCGAACGCTGAGTTCGATCTGATTTACACCTAAGCTGCGAGCGGTTTGAGGTGGGAGGGGGCCTTGGCCGGTCCCCTTTTTCTTGTGTAAGCTGAGCCAGCTTATCTTTGTCGCCTAATGGCTTTTATCCGCAAGAAGGTAAAAACCTTCAAGTGGCCTGTTGAAGTTAAAGAGCCAAGCGAGACTGTGCCTGGCCAATTTGACACGCATGAATTCACCGCTGTCTTCAACCGTGTTGCTCGTTCTGTCATCACCAAAATGGTTGATGAGGACGAGAGTGCTTTGTTGAACTTGATTCTTGCTGGCTGGGAAGGTATTGAAGAAGAAAGTGGCAAGCCAGTGCCTTTCACTGCCAAGAACTTGAATGAGTTTGCCGATGATCCGTATTGGATCAAGGCTGTGATCAATGCTTATGTCTCCACCTACAACGAGGCTGAGCTGGGAAACTAAGAGATGCCGCTGCCTACTGGGTTGGTGGGGGCAAGAAGGTAGAAGACGAGACTCAGGCTGACGCTGCGGCCTTTGGCCTTTCGCTGCCTAAAAAGGCAAAGGAGGTCGAGGTGGATTTTGATGTGTGGGAGGAGAACTGGGGTGCGGTCATGATGTTCCTGCGTATGCAAACGCAGTGGACTGTCTCAATGGCTGGATATGTGGGCTTGAAGTATGAGGTACTGCTGGGTTCCGGCGGCTTATTTGACCTCTACAATGTGGAAGACCGCCGCGATGTGCTGGAACGCCTTCAGGTTCTGGAGGCAACGGCCCTTGAGGAACTGAGGAAACGCTCTGATGGCAAAGCCAATTGAGACTCTTTCCATTCAGCTCAAGTTCAAGGATGCTGGCAGTCAGGCTGTAATTGAAAAATTGAGGGGTAGCCTCAAGCGCTTGCAGGTGGGCGCGTCTGGGGTAAGGCCAAATATAAAAGGCTTGCGCAATGACATTATTGCCCAGGGCAATGCAAGCGTAAAAACTGTCAGCAATATCAATGCACAGATAGCGGCACTAAGAGGATTGCGTGATGAGGCCAAGATCGGGGGAAAAGCTTTCCAGCAGCTAACGAAGGATATAGATGGACTCAATGCAAAGCTAGGCAAAGCTCAGGGACAAGGAGCCGGAAGGGGGATGGGCGCCCGCAGGGCAACACAAGCTGCAGGTGCTGTAATTTCTGGAGGCATTTTTGGTGGACCTGAGGGTGCATTAGGCGCGCTTGGAGGGCTTGCCGTAGGCGGCGTTGAGGGGGCTTACGCTGGCGCAGCCATTGGTGCAGCAGTTGGTGGCGGCCGACAAGCGCTGGCAGAAACTGCTGGTTATGCAGCGGAAGTCAATAAATTAAAAATTGCCTTAGAAGGCGTCACAGGCCCTGGCGAGGACTTTCAGTCGGCATTGTCTGCCGCTGCAGACGCAACTCGCGACTTAAATGTTCCCCAGCAAGTTGCCGTGAAAGGCATCACCCGCCTTGCGGCTGCTGTAACAGGGGCGAAAGGGCCTGTTAGTGATGCTGAATTGACATTTAAAAATGTCACTGCAGCTATTAAGGCAACTGGTGGAAGCAGTGAAGATGTTCAGGGCGCTATCACTGCAATGGTGCAAGTGTTCTCGAAAGGTAAAGTCTCTGCAGAAGAACTTTCTGGGCAGTTAGGTGAAAGACTGCCTGGCGCGGTAACAATGTTTGCCGAGGCAAACAATATGACGCTTCCAGAACTTCAGAAAAATTTGAAGGCTGGAACTGTTGGCTTAAATGAGTTAATGAATTTTATCGTTGAGCTTGGGAACGAGTTTGACGGTACTGCCCAAAAGATTGCATCTTCAAACGAAGAGGCTGGCGCTCGCTTGCAAGTTGCTTTCAATGAAATGCGGCTTGGAGTTGGCCAGGCTCTGCTTGAGACAGGCGCCGACCTGCAAAATACGTTCACACAATTTATTCAAAACATCACGCCAGGAGTCATCGGGGCCACAGAAGGAATCGTCAAGATTTTCGGCGTCTTGGCCCAAAACATTGATGTTGTTATTGCTGCTGTTAGCACTTTTGCTGCTGTTATTGCAGGACCTAAATTGCTTTCTGCGATAACAGGATTGACCGCAGCGTTGGCGTTGAACCCACTGTTTGCAGGAGCTATTGCCGCAGCTGGCATTGTCTCTGGAATAGTCGCCATAAACAATGCTTTGAATGGCACCGCAAGAGAGCTTGAGGCTATTACTAAAGCAGGGGCTAAGCCTGGCGCAACTGGGGCAGAAAAAGCTTTAGCAATTTCCACTCTCAGGCAGCAAATTGCTGATCAGCAAAATATTATTAATAGGGGAGTGAAGGGTCAAGGCGGCGAGGCCAGGTATGACACAGCAGTCGCCCGGAAGTCGCTTCTTGAGCGACGATTAAAAGATGTCACAGCAGTACGTTCTAGCCCCAAGCCAACCTCTGAAAGAGATTTCAAGTACAAGCCAATTACGCCTGATGGAGATTCCGGCGCTGCCTCCCAGGCAGAAGCACTTGCAAGACGACAAGAAGCTCTTTATCAAAGACTGAAGCCTCAGCTGACTCAAACCAATCAGTTGTTGAATGAGGGCAATAGATTTGAACAGCTTAGAATCAAAGAGCGCTCTAAAGCTGTAGCCCTTGCCAAGCAAATCAAGGAAGGCATAAAGGAGGCCAATCAGCAAGAGCTAATAGATCTTGTTGAGCTAAATGAAAAAGACGCTATCAGAAACATCAACCTCGAAGAGCGGAAACAAAAACTTGAAGAAATGTTCTCGATGGATTTTGCTGGATTGTTTGAACCACAGCAAAACAAGATCCAACAATTTATTTCTGGCGCTGAAAATTCGTTGAAGGACTTGCAGCAAGTTGCAGTCAATATTTCTCAAGGCATTGGCAACGCAGTCGCCAACTCGCTCGTGAACGGGATCCAAGGCCTTGTTGACGGTAGTGCCAAGGCGAAAGACGTTTTCGCGGACCTGCTGAGAAGTGTTGGGCAAGTGTTGTCACAGGAGGGAGCCAAGATGATCGCGACTTACATCTCTATTGGAATTGCAAAGATTTTTGCTGGCTTTGGGCAGCCCAAGTTTGGCGAACTGGGCAGTTTTGAGATGGGAACTGGTCTTACAGGTTTCGCATCACAGACTTCACCATCTGGATTTAATCCAGGCGCTTTATTTGGTGGCAAGGCTAGTGGTGGTCCAGTCAACGTCGGCCGCCCTTATGTGGTTGGCGAGCGTGGCCCTGAGCTGTTTGTACCGGGCCAAAATGGTGGCGTCATGAGGAACGAGGAGATGCGTCAGTTGATGGGTCGCTCACCTGCTGGGGCTAATGGTAGTGCCGCATCAATGAATTTCACCTTTGAGACCACCAACATTGGTGGGACGGAGTACGTTAGCCGTGAGCAGCTTGAGTCAGCGATGGCAACGACACGTCGTCAAGCTGCTAACGATGGCGCAAAGCGTGGCATGAATATGACGTTAGATAAAATGCAAAACAGCCCGCGCACCCGCTCTCGCATTGGTATTAGCTGATGGCAGCAGTCTTTCCGTCCATGAAGCCGTCTTCTCGTAGCTTCGCCATGGGCGATGTTCCAAGCACTACTTATACATCTCTTTCAGGCGTTGTTTTTCGTCGGGCTTACGGCAATAAGCAGACGGGCCACACATTAAATTTAACCTTTAAAAATGTTGGAGACACTAGTGAACTTAAATCAGGCGCCGGCACCGCCAAGGAAATAGTCGATCACTATGTCAATTGCAATGGCACCTTTGAGTCATTTTTGTTGCCGGACAGGTTGTTTGATGGCATGAGTGATGGCTTGGAAGGTTTGATTCAAGCGCCATCTAACATTAAGTGGCGCTACGCCTCTGCGCCATCAGTGCAAAGCGTTGTCAGTGGCGTCAGCACCGTGTCTGTTCGCTTGATTGGGGAGATAGAGGCATGACAACAGAGATAAGGATGGTTCAGTTTTTTGATCTTACTGACGCGAAAGGCAATATTCATCAATTTCAGAACTACTTTGTAGGCGATACAAAGTCAAATGTTCCATCAATTACAGGGGTCTATAAATTTGCACCGTTTCAAGTTGAAGGCACAACTTCGAGCTTGAATGGTGACAATGAACAGATTCAGGTACTATTTCCTGCCACGGTTTACGCAATCAGGTTGGTTGAGGCTGGAGAGGGGAACAGAAAAAGTCGATTGATTCTTAGCACCCGCTTTGTCAATGCCAATGGCGACATATCAAAAGATGGCCCTAGAGGTGTTTTTGTTGGTCTTGGTGCGTCTTTCAGTGCCCAAACGGTAGAGCTGCGATTCAACTCTGCTCTTGATGCTGCGGCGTCAAAATTCCCAGCCACAACTTTAACTTCAAAAAATGTAGGCGTGCTGCCGTTGGAGTCACAGCTGCAGCTGCGATGAATGACCTTATAGGTCTGGAGTATCAGTGGGGCGCAAGGTTTAGCGAAGGCCAAGGCAAGACAGATTGCTTCCAATTGGTCTGCGAAGTCCGCAAGCGACTTGGCCTAAGTGATCTTGCCTCTAGGTTTGCTTGGACTTACGAGTCATATACAGCTCAGACTTTGCGGCCAGTGCGTCTTGCACGATGGTTACTACAAGAGGGCAAGCGTCTTAAACTGCCAGAACATGGCGCAATAGCCTTGCTTGCCGATCCAACCAATCCAGCACTGGGTAGCGTTGTCACGGGAAGCATTGTTTTTATTGCACCAGGAAAGCGGGTTGTTCGCGCCCCTGTGTCGCGAGTTCCGGCTTACTTCTTCTGGATCGACTGATGCGTAAGCTTCTCCCCTACGAGCACCAGCTGATCGAGGCGCTGGGTATCACCAAAGAAGAGTATTTAGCTTTTGTTGCGATTCAGCAGGAGTACAAGGATCCAAAGGTTGGTACTGCATTAGATGTGCGCAATGCAGATGGCGGTCTCACTGTTGGGATTGCGCTGACAATAATTGGCACCCTGTTTCAGGTTGCGGCGGCTTTTCTTTTTAGGCCAGAGGTTCCAGACCTTGGTGGAGAGCGTCGTCGTCAGCGCCAGCAGCGCTTCGCGCCTTCTTTTGGCTTCAATTCAGCTCAAGAGCTTGCGAGGTACGGGGATCCTGTAAATCTTGTTTACACCCGCGCTGACGACAAAGAAGGCCGAGACAGGGATGATTTCAATCCCAATGGCGGGGTGCGAGTTGCAGGTGCTTTAGTCTGGTCCTCTATAGAAAACTTAGGCAGTCGGCAATTTATGCAGCTGCAAATGGTGCTTGGCGCATCAGCAATAAAAAGAATTGATCTAGATAAGACGGCGTTCGGGCAGCTCGCGCTTTCAACCTTAAATCCAGGATTGGTATGGATTTTTTACAAAAACGGTACAGGCGACCCTGGGCCTCTTGTATTTGGTGATAACAAATTTGGAAATCTCAAGTTGTTTCCAGAAGAATTGCATAGAGATAACGACTCTAATTCTACTTTTGTTTGCAGGGTCAGAGGTAGAGACGCAAACGGATTTAGCCAGGCGTACAGCCCAACAACATCCACTTCTCTCGGCGTTTATGACCCTATCCCTGTCAATGTTGATGTTTTAACACGCAACAGCAAAGGGAAAAAACGCGATGCTCCCATTAACATCAAGATAACGGCGAATGGCTGGGACGCAGGCCGCGACCAGGAATACAAGGTAGGGCAGACAATTGATATTAAGTTTGAAAGCAGTGGTAACAAGGATGGAGACAGCGATGCCCGTGGCATTGCGAAAGACATCCGCAGACAAACAGCAGAAGCGCTTACCTATGGGGCTACCTACATGTTGGGGGCTGCAAAGTTCCAACTAATTAGTTTTCCAGAAAACTCAGGGCAAGATGTTGACGACGGTGATGTGACCGCAAGATTTGAATGCATAGAGCCCGGCCATCGGCCAACCGCTGATTATGGAGTTAAGCGCCCAATCACCCAAGACGAGGATTTGCGTAAAGATCTCGAAGAGGCTGAACGCATTCTGAGCAATGACGGTGATCCAGACGGAGAGACAATACAAGAAAGCCTGCGTATCAATGCAGCGTCGCTTTCTTACAGGTTTGACACTACAGAGACGGTTGAGTGGACCAATGAAATCGACAAAAAGAAAACTTATAGTTTCTCGCGTGCAGGGTCCATTGAGCATACGAAGGATCTTATGGCTGAATTCCTGTCGGAAAAGCCAACGCTTGACGTACAAAAATTGATTGACGAGATAGAAGATGACATCACGCTAGCCAAGGAAGAGATTGACGATATATTGAATGGTGAATTTGATGAGCAAGGACAGCTTGAAAAAGATATTGATGCCGCTCTTGAGGCAGACGCAGACACCACTCGTTTGAAGAGAAATATTGGCTTTATCAACGAGAAAATCCAGAAAATCAAAGAAGATCGCAAGCCTAACCTCGACAAGAAGACTCCGGCAAACATCCTTAAAGACGAAGCTTTCAAGGACAACGAAGGCGGAACAAAATCTCAGAGAAATGTATTAAGCAGGTCGACCAGCGCAGGATTTAAAGAAGTAAGGGATTATGAGGACAAGCTGGATAGGTTGCGAGCGCGGCGAGAAAAACGTCGCAACACTCTTATCGATCGTGCGAGGAAAAAGTATGTTAAGGAGTTGAGAAGCAAAAGCAGGACTCCTTTTACAGGACTAAGCGGTAATTATTACGGTAGCGGTGGCCTTAGAGCAATGGAGCGCAGGCTTAAGCAGTTGCCGTCAGAGGGGCGCGTTACTGACAGGGTCGGCACTAAGGCAGTAAGACAAGCATTTGAAGCGTTAAAAAAACAAAAGCGCGAGGCCCTGCAAAAAGTTCGCAATATATTAGAGAACTTTGACGATGAGTATGTAAAGCAGCTCGACAACAACTTTTTTACCAAGTGTTTGGTGAAGTGCGAGTCTGCGTCGTACGAAACCGTAAGCGAGTGCAATGCCGTGCGTTTCTCAATCAAGTCAAGACTGTTCAGGAGAGTAAGTGGCAGACAAAAGAAATACGCTGAGAAGAAAGCACCTGAGGGATACAAGGATGGCGATAACGGGGTGAAAGGACGAATGGCATTTTTCCGCGTATCTTACAAAAGCGATGCTGACGCCAGCTACGAAGTTCTACCAGTAATTTTTGCAATTCGCCATGGCGCAGAAAGTGATTTTTACAACCAGCTGAACTTCAGGTCACAGGAAAAAAAGAAATACTCTTTCAAGTTTGATCCTGTATATGACGCAAAGGCTGAGACGGAGACTAATGGACAGAAGCGTTTTGGCTTTATTGAAAATTCTGACAAGGTCGCTGACTACTCTCGCGGACTCAATGATGGAGACGGGTTTGCATTCTCTTGGCATGGTCGCAATGTGTTGTCAATAAATGAATGGGGCTTTCCAAATCTGGAGGAGCGTGGTCCGCGATACACAAACGAATGGGACATGTTCAGTGTCAATACAGACACTCAAGTGCAGTTCAGCCATGAGTCCGGGCCTGAACTAAGCATTACTGCTGTTACCGAGCAGCAAGAGGAAGAAGCCAATGATTTGTACGAAAACAAGTATTCAAACCTTTCGATGCTGTCAATAGCTGTTAGCGCTGGACGAGGCATACAAGATTTGCGCAACATTACTGCTTTCGTCACGCAAGGTAAAAAGTCTTACAAGGTGGGCGATCTTACGGCTCCAGCCAATGATTCGACTTGCTTCGCTCCTGATATTTTTGTTGATACAGTTTTGGACGAGGTGCATGGCGTTGGTAAATACACCGACTCTTTGTCTCTAGACCAAGAAAGCTTAAAACTTGCAAAAAGTTTCTGCAAAAACAACAATTTGCCCGTCCAAGAAGGCGGTGGTTCGATCAGGTTGTGTATGGATGGCGTCATCGCTGATGCCAGCTCTTGGCGGTCTTTTTGGGCAGAGAACGCACCATTTAGCTTGCTTGAACTGGCTCGCAAGAATGGTGCTGACACCCTGGTCCCGGCTATCCCTGTCAACAATTCAGGAGCTGCGGCAGAATCAAACGGATTGCCTGTGCCAATAGAAATTTCAGCGTTATTCACAACTGGCAATATTCTTGAGGGGTCTTACAAGGAGGAGTTTCTCGACTATGGCTCATCAACTCAAGACTTGATTGCGTCTGTTCTCTACAGGGATCAAAGCAAGGACGAAGTTTTTAGTACAAACAAAAGCGTAGAGGTCAAACGCAAGGATCTCAAAGACGATGGACTAGCCATCAGGCAAACTTTTGACGCAAGTCAATTTGTTACTCAAAGGGAACAAGCGATTTTGTTTGGCAAGCTCCTTGTAAACCAGCGCAATTTGGTAGAGAAGGCGATTGAATTTAAAACATTCCCGTCCGAGGCTGCTATTGAACCCGGCGCTTTTATCTATGTAGACATTGGGATGAAGGAGTGGGATAGGTATTCAACAGGCATTGTCATGGAGGGTGGAGTGTTGAATGTTCCAATTCAAGACAAGATTGCACCTGGCACTTACTCGTTCCTGTTCTATGACCCAACCACTGGAGACGTCAATTCAAGTTCGCACCAAGTTGATGACGATGTTGCTGTTGGAGTCGACGCCAAGAATATTGGTCGTATGTTCGTGATGGGAGCAAGCAAGCCAAATCAGCGTGTCTATCGCGTTTCTGAAGTGGCGATTGAGGAAGACGGCGAGATCAGCGTCAAGGCGGTTGAATATCCGTGCTTTGAAGAGGGAGGTCAAACGAGGGCTCGTATAGCGGACTTCCGCAGCAGCAATTTTGATGTGAGTTAATATGAAAGCAATGTTCTGGCCAAGTCAATGGGCTTTTTTACAGGCCGCACCGGCTCTCTCGTATTCGGCGGCAAGCCTGTAGCGAAAATCCGCGACTGGTCCCTAGAGACGACAGTAGAATTACTCAGCACCAACACCATTGACAGTGCTATTAATACCTTCGTGCCTGGGGTGAAGGGTGCAACGGGCAGTGCCACGCTGATGTATTACAAGCTAGAGGCCGGAGAAAGCGCATCATTGACGCAGTTCACAGATCTGCTTTCCAAAATCATGAAGACTGGTTCAATTACAACAAGTGAAAAAGTGTCGCTTGAGTTGAACGTTGGAGCGGGCAGCACGGATGACATTAAATTTGACGCTTATATTACTTCTGCAAGTGTGTCTGTAAGCACTGGTGAATTAAGCGTTGTGCCAATCAATTTCACTGTTGACGGAGACTTTACTGAAGTAATTAGCTGATGGCATTTTACCTCGGCAAACACGGCAACGTTCGGCTTCGTCGAGGCACTGATGTTTTCATTGGAAGCATTGAAGCCTCAATAGGCCCGGACGACATTAATACGAACTTAGAGCGATTTGGAGTCGACAGCTCTGTTGACAACTTGTTTACCGGAGATCGCATTGACATCACGACAGAAGACAGTCGTGGGCTGGCTTTTATCCCGGCATCAAACTGGAGCACGGCGGTTATTGAAAACACATTTAGCGCATTCGTAAACGTCAATGCTGCAGGCGGCTTGAGGCTTTTTCCTACTTTTGAGGACTCAATCAATAACACCAGGTCCAATGAGATTGACTTGCAATCTTTCACTGGAGATCCGATCGAGGCCACCCTGTCAGTTAGAGATACTCGCTTTAATATTCTTGGCAACGTCACTAGATACGAGTTTAATACATCTCGTGAAAGCGTTGACCTCACAACGCTTTCTGACAAGTACAAGCAGCAGCACAGTGCAGGACTAATTAGCGGCAGTGGCCGAATTGAGTGCGCTTTTGATTACACCACCGGCAGCTCAGAAGAAGCTCCGATGATTATGCTGCAAATCATTCAGCGCCTTGACCTCGGCTGTGCTTTTGACATCGCTTTGTACTTGACAGACAAAGAAGTTGTGCCCACGGTTCCAAACATTTTTTATCAAACAACTGCTGTCACCACCAGTACAGGCATTAGCGTAGAGGCAGGTGGGCTCGTTTCATGCACGATTGATTTTGTGACGACAGAAGAAATCAAGCTGATCATCGGCAAGCCTTCCGAGTACATCCTGAAAGAGGATGATGACCGTATTAGAGTCGAGCAAGGCTTGGACTTCCTCCTGCAGGAAGTCACGGACTAAACTGGGTCCAAGTGTTCCTGTCAATGGAGTAGAGCCTTGGCTGATCAAAGGATTACGCAACTCACTGAGTTGTCCAAGGCTGGCGTCGCTCAAAACGACGTTCTCCCTATTGCTGATGTCAGTGGCTCTGAAACCAAGAAGGTCACCGCCAAAAATTTAGTTGACGCTGGGCTGGATCTGGTTGATGCCAGCTCGATCGACCTAAACAAGCTTGATCAGAGTAGTACTACAAAAATTGGCACCACCGCATTAGCGGACGATGGTGTCACTTACGCAAAAATTCAGAACGTAACGGCGACTGACCGATTGCTCGGTCGCAGCAGCGCCAACGCAGGGATTGTTGAAGAGATTGTTTGTACAGCAGCAGGCAGAGCGCTTTTAGATGATGCAACTGCCGCAGCTCAGCGGACGACGCTTGGTATCGACACGAACGACAGCGTCACTTTTGGTACTGTTACTGCAAATCTCAGCTCTAGTAGCGCCACGATCACTGGCGGCACAGTCACTGGGATTACTGATTTGGCTGTTGCCGATGGCGGCACGGGCAGTAGTACGGCAGCTGGGGCGCGAACGAATTTAGGGGTTGCGATTGGATCAAATGTCCAGGCGTATGACGCTGGCCTCAACAGTATTGCTGGGCTAACAACCGCAGCCAACCAAAGTATTTACCTGACTGGATCGGACACTTATGCGGCTTATTCACTGACAGCTGCTGGTCGGGCACTTTTAGACGATGCCGATGCAGCGGCGCAACGAACTACTCTTGGGCTCGGAACACTTGCCACGCAAAGCGGGACCTTTAGTGGTACTCATTCCGGCACATCAAGCGGAACTAACACTGGCGATCAAACGATCACGTTAACTGGTGCTGTTACTGGCACTGGCACGAGCAGTTTTGCAACAACTCTTGCCAGCGGAGTTGTTGGCACGGCAAATATTGCAAGCGATGCTGTCACTTATGACAAGTTGCAAGACACGACAACTTCCAATGTAATTCTTGGTCGCAGCACTTCTGGTGGCGGCACGATTGAACAAATCAGCTGTACAGCTGCCGGCCGGGCACTGTTAGATGATGCCAACGCTGCAGCTCAGCGTTCAACTCTTGGCCTTGGGGATCTTGCAACTGTCACGGGCACTTGGACTAATGGATCAACGTTTTCTGGAACTAGTTCAGGCACCAATACAGGCGACCAAACAATAACTTTAACTGGTGCAGTTACCGGCGCAGGCACCGGTTCTTTTGCAACAACACTGACGGCTAATACTGTTGCTGCAGCGAATATCCAAGCAAGCGCAGTTACTACTGCAAAAATCAATGATTCTGCTGTTGACGAGAACAAGCTTGGGGATCAGTCGACTTGCATCGTCAGTTCTTCTACTCCGTCCGGCACTGGTGCTTTTACTGGGCAGGCTTGGTACAACACTTCAACTAGTATTGCGTACCGTTGGAGTGGTAGCGCTTGGAGTCAAGAAGCTGGCATTCAAACAGTCACTGTTACTGAGTCAACGCCACTTTCCATTGTCGTCAACAACCCTGACGAATTTACGGCAAACATTACTCTTACGCTTGATACGCAGGTTGCAAATTCAGTTTTTGCTGGTCCGACGACTGGCTCTGACGCTGCGCCTACATTCCGCACGCTTGTTCCGGCCGACTTGCCTGATGCAACTAGTAGTGCAAAAGGCATTATTCAACCTGGCACTGGATTGTCAGTCGCCAGTGGCACGCTGAACCATACCAATAGCGTCACTGGAGCAACAAAAAGCGGCATCACGTTTGATGCTCAAGGTCATGTCACCGGAGCAGTTGACTTAGTCGCCAGCGACATTCCTGACCTTGCGGCAGCAAAAATCACAAGCGGCGAGCTGCCGACAGCTCGCATCGCTGACGCTGCAATTACAGCGGCAAAACTTGCCAACAAGTCGACGGCATCTATTGGCGAAACTCTTCCGGTTGCTGCATTTACGGGACAGCTGCATTTTAATCCATTAGATAAGAATTTTTTCCTCTGGGATGGCAATGTTTGGCAGTCTATTGGCATTTCAGCTGGTGCAATTATTCTTGCTGGAACTTACAATGCAACTACCAATCAAATTGCATCGGTCACGAATGATGGTACTGCCATTGGCTTGGCAGTTGGCAACGCATTGCCATCTCCAACGTCAGACAACAGCAACTATTACTTAGTTGTTTCTATTGGCGGCACTGGCACAGCTCCTGCTCCTGCTGTCACACTTGCTCCGCCTGATTTGTTGCTTTCTACTGGCGACAGCTGGCTGGAAATTGACGTTAGCAGTACATACACCGCGCAAACAGCAAACAACGTTGCATTTAGCCCCGCTGGAGACATTGGCGCAACCACTGTTCAAGCAGCGCTTGAAGAAGTAAGTAGCGAATGCCGCAACGCTGAAAACATTACTAGTGGTGTTCTTGATGTTGATCATGGCGGCACTAATATTGCTGCTTATACAAAGGGTGATCTGATTGCCGCTAGTGCAGCGACGACGCTGACCAAGCTAGGTGTTGGCACAAATGGCTTCATTCTTAGTGCTAATAGCAGTGAGACCACTGGCCTTGAGTGGATTGAAAACAAGGTTGGTACGGTCACCAACGTCACGGTTACCGCTCCGCTCGGCGTCACTAATGGGACGACAACTCCTGCACTGACCGTAAGCACTGGCTCAACAAGTGCTGTTGGTGTTCTGCAACTGACTGATGGCGTTGCATCATCAAGCACCGCGACTGCTGCAACACCGAATGGTGTCAAGACGGCCTATGACTTGGCAGCACTGGCGATTCCAAAGGCTGGTGGCACATTTACAGGTCAGGTGCTGGTGGGCAACACAGGTTCATTGGTGTTTGAAGGTCCAACCGACGATGCTTTTGAAACAACCTTGGCGATCGCAGATCCAACACAGGACCAAGTGATCACGCTGCCTAATTCGACCGGCACCGTTGCCTTGACCTCGCAGCTAGATGACGGCAGCTTCTAAGTTTCGTAGGATGGCGGAGTAATTTCCGGCTCTTTCGAGAGCGTTAAGGATGGCAATTCAAAACCTGCGTAGCAGCTCAGCACACAAGCGTCCGATCCCGACTGTGCTTAGCGCAGGTCAGATTGCCATCAATACCAATCAAGCGTCTCCCGGTCTGTTCTTCAAAGACAGCAACGGTGACTTGGTCAAGGTTGGTCCAGTTCATATAGGGACATCAGCTCCAAACTCGTCACCTGCAACCACTGCTGCAGATGCGTTGGTTAGCGGAACGGTTTATCAGATCTTGACCGTTGGCAATACTGACTTTACTGCTGTTGGCGCAAGTGCAAATACGGTTGGTGTTGTCTTTACTGCTACTGGTGCAGGTACTGGCACAGGTACTGTTTCTGGTCAGCAGGGTAATGAAAAAGGCGAACAGTGGTTGGATACCACTGGTGGAGCCTATGACCTGAAAATTTACGACGGCTCTGCATGGCGCAGTCAAGCCGGTGAATTTGTAAATCACACTGGCGACACGATGACAGGCGTGTTGCAGTTTGTCAGTGGCAGTGCGTCTGCACCTGGCATTGCATTTAGTGGTGATACGAATACTGGTATTTTTCGCCCTGGAGCGGATTCTGTTGCGGTAACGACTGGTGGTACGCAGCGGATTACGGTTGATAGCAGTGGAAATGTCGGCGTTAATGTTGCAAGTCCAGGAGTCAGATTTGAAACCAAGGGTTCAAACGTTGTAGAGCCTAATAGTATTAACAACTTTCTGACTTATGGAGCTTTCAGAGTACAAACAAGCAGTAGTTCTGAAACGAAGAGTCTGGCGATTGCTGGCGGACCAAGTGGGCTTGTATCGCTCCAAAATGTAAACAGCTCCGCTACGGCTGGACCTCTTGCAATAAATCCGTTCGGTGGAAACGTCGGCATCGGCACCACGGCGCCTGGGTCGAAAGTTCACGTTTTTGATGCCAATCCTGAGGTGCGACTGCAAAGCTCTGGAGTCAGCACAACGTGTCAATACAGCATGTTGGGTCGTGACGGCAGCAATGTCGCCCATATGGTCAACATCAAAACATCAGATAGTTCTTTAACTTTTGGAACTGGTGGCTCTTCAAGTAATAGTTATGTACCAACCGAGCGCCTACGCATAGATTCAAGTGGTCGCTTGGGCGTGGGCACATCGTCTCCTGGAAGTTATGCCACTGGCGGCAACAATTTAGTGATCGCAAGTAGTGGAGGTGCAGGGGTAACGATTAAAACTGGGACAACCAGTGAAGCAAACATCTTTTTTGCCAGTGCAGAAAATGCTACCAGCAATAATGGAATCATAAAGTATAACCAGAATACTAAAGAGATGCGCTTCCAGAACTATGGAGGCGGAAGTGAATTCTTTACTTTTTATGGTTCGGGCAACGAGCGCCTACGCATAGATTCAAGTGGAAACGTCGGCATCGGCGTCACATCAGTATCTGCCAAGCTTCATATCGCTGCTGCATACAACGAAACAGGCTTAAAGGTATTTGGAGGCGCTGCTGGTTATAGCTCTCCTTTAATTGTTGGCAATGCAAGTAGCACAGAATATTTGCGCGTCGATGATGATGGGCGGTTGTTGGTGGGGACGTCAAGTAACTACAATGTGCCTGCAACAATTGCCGGTGCTGCTACTAATGTTTCAACAGGTACGGGCTCTTATGCTGTTTTAAGTCTTGCTGATACTAGCTCGGCGGCTGCTGACGTAGGCGGCGGCGTAGCGTTCCAGGGCAACGATGGTGTCAATACACTTGTTACTTTTTCTCAGGTTCAAGGATTTAAGGAAAACAGTTCAAGTGGAGATTATGCAGGCGCTATAAGATTTTCTACTCGCGTAAATGGATCAGCTTTAACTGAAAAAATGCGTGTCGCGAGTAATGGTCGCGTCGGCATCGGCACCACGTCGCCTTCGCATTTTTTGGATGTAAAGGCAACAGATAATACCACTTATACGGCAGGCAATTTAATATATAACGCAGTTGCGCGTATTCACAACGATTCAACTACCACCAACTCTTTTGCTTCTTTAGCTTTTAGAACTGCCAGCGGAGACAACGCGATTGGCTTCAAATATACGGGGACTGCAAACCAAGCTGACTTTGTTATTGTTAATGATGGTGGAGCGAATGGTAACGAGGTATTCCGTATCGACAGCTCTGGTAACGTCGGCATCGGCACCACGTCGCCCTCTACAAAATTACATATTGCAAGCAATGGTTCCGGTGGTGATGTTCATGTTACAAACGGAAGCGGCCAAAATGCTCTTTTAGAGCTTGCGGGCAACGGAAATACTATTGGAAGCGGAAGTGCACTATTTGGGCAAGCAGCTGATAACACTGTCTATGCAGGAGTTGCCAGAGGTGCTCACCCAGTAATTCTTGGAACTAGTAATACCGAGCGGATGCGCATCACAAGTGGTGGTGAATATGAATTCAGGAATGCGTCAACTACAGTTCTAAAGTCTGTTGATACCAGCGGTTCAAGCGCAACTGATTACGGTCAGTTCCAGTTCAAAGGTATTCGTGGAGCAGATAACGATAGCCATACTTATATGACTATCGACAGCTCAGGGCGGTTGTTGATCGGTACGTCTACTAGTCCTAGCGCAGGTGATGGTCAGTATGCAAATTTAGTTGTTCAAGGATATCCCGGCGTGCCTACTGGTGGTGGTATTTTAAGTCTGCAACGTGGACAAACTGCAAATCAAGTAGCCTCAGGTGGTGATCTCGGCGTTATTGTTTTTGGATATAGCAATGGAACAACTGCAGCCAAAATCTCATGTGCTCAAGACGCTGCAGGCGGAACATCTGACTACCCAGGTCGACTTGT